CTATACCTTTTGAAGGTTTGCTTGCTCAGTTTGAAACTAGGAAAATATTTTCTCAGATTAAAATCGAAAGTGAAAGAGCCTCAAGAGATTTGGCGGAAATTTATGGAGAGCCTTTATGGTGTATTGGTACCGGTATGCGTAATACTCATCTCCGTGCTATTGCTCCTACTGTTTCTAATAGTAAGCTTAGTGGCAACGTTAGTCCGGGTATTGAACCGTGGGCTGCAAATGTTTTTACAGAGCAGAGTTCGAAGGGGACTTTCATTAGGAAAAACCCAACATTAATAAAGTTATTAAGAAAACATAAACTAAACAATGAAGAGATATGGAATAAAATATTGGCTGACGGTGGTAGCGTTCAAGGTTTATCTGAGCTTGACGATATTACAATGGGGCATGACATACCATCTAAAGAAGTTTTTAAAACATTTAAAGAGATCAATCAGCTGGAGCTCGTTACCCAAGCCGGATTAAGGCAACAGTACGTAGATCAATCAGTTAGCTTAAACTTAGCTTTTCCAAGTGTTGCAACACCTAAATGGCTTAACAAAGTACACTTTGAGGCTTGGAAAAAAGGAGTTAAAACACTATATTACACTAGAACTGAATCTGTGTTACGAGGTGATATAGCACAACAAGCAATGAGTGAAGATTGTTTGGCTTGTGATGGCTAAAGGCTAAAAGTTATGACTTTTTTATACATACAATAACTAATAGGTATAAAAAATTCAATAATCTATACATATCAAAAAAGGGCTCTCGTAATGAGGGCCCTTTCTGGTTACAGGAACTTTAGGTATGGTACGCCTATTTTTTTTTGTTCCTTTCTTTTCTAAGCTTTAACCATTTGTCTATGGTGTAACCTATAGTGACTACTAATAGTAATATTTTTAAACCCATCTCTAATGTTGTAAATGTAGTTACCCCAAGAGTAGAGGCGTTTATAATGTATAATTTTACCTGGCCTGCATCCATTATCTATATTTTTTAAACATTAATTTATATAATAATTTATTCCAGAAGTGCTGTAATTTGTCTATTAGTTTTTTCATTGTTTTATTGATTTTGATCTTTTATATTTTTAGCTGTTTTAATCCCTTTGTATCCATAATATAAACCTAATAAAGATTTAGTTGGGTTATTACTAACTTTTTTAACCGCGTTGTAAATAGGTTTGACTACTTTAGCTTTCTTTAAAAGTGCTGCTTTAGGATCTCCTTGTATTAAATCGTTTACTGTTGATGCCGTTAATACTGCTCCACTTGCCAATGCACCTATTTGAGACGCTGTATTAAAAGCTGAGCTCCTTGTTAACTCTTTTTTGACATCTTCTCTTTCAGATTCTTGTGCTCTTCTTAAATTAGAAAGACTACCGTAAACTCCATCTCTATCCCCTTGATCTCTCATACCAAGTGATTCACGTATCCCTCCTCTTGTTTGGTTAACCAAAGCTCTTACTCCATCAAATGGATTACTAAGTAAAGTTCCTATTTGCTTAAAATAACCGTCATCTGGGGTAGGCATACTTATAGTAGCAGGTGGATTTTTTGGATCTTCTGTCGCAAACTTATAATTATCTTGAGGCTTTTGTGCTGGTCCAAAATGAAAAGGTTTTATATTTCTTAGTTTATCTCTCATTACCATTTAACTTTATTAGCCCAGTAAGCTGCGCTCATTTTACCTTTAGCTATATTTTTTCCATGACGAGCTTTAAAACTAGCTCTTCTAGCTTTTGATTTAGAATCTGTTTTCTTACCAGCTGTACTTACTCCTTGCTGACCAAACCTGATTATTTTTTCTCTACCATTTTCACATGCTTTAACTATGTGTGACTTGGTTTTGTGGCCTGGTGTTCTTCTTGGTTTATTACAAGATAGCGTTTTTTTATCTGTAGCCATTATTTTTTCTTTTTAGTAGGTTTGCAATCAGGAACCATTTTACCACCTTTCTTTTTAAACTGTGGTTTTCCGTTAACAATGTTGCTGTAACCTTTCCAACAGGTTGTTTTCTTTTTAGCAGGTCCTCCTATTATTCTATCTATCATTTTTTTAGTTTTATATGTTACAATATTCTTTATAAGCGTCAAAGCACGGGCAACTTTTCGCGGCAAACTCATTGTGGCCGTGTATAGTAGCGTTAGCATGCATTTTTTTTAATGTTTTAAGAAGCAATAGTAAGCTTTCTTTTTGTTCAGGTGTTCTAGTATCTTTAGCTATCCATTTGCCATTAGAACCACGTTCTGATTCAACGCCTCCAATATAACAAATACCTATAGAACCTTTATTTTCATTCTTAACATGAGCACCTTGTTTGTATATAGAGCGACCATATTCTATAGTTCCATCTAGTAAAACTACGTAATGGTAACCTATTCCACTCCATCCTCTTTTTAAGTGCCATCTATTTATTTCAGCAGCATCTAAATCTCTACCTTCCTGCGTGGCAGAGCAATGTACTATTATTTTATTTATTATTCTCATTTTAAATCGTTGTATTTTTCTTCTAGTTTTTGCAACTTGAACGCAGGTGTTTTTATACCAGATTCTTTTTCTTTTTCATAAAGCTCCTGTCTTACTTCATCAGGTATCATGTATAAGATTTTTCTTCTATAAGCCTTGTATTCTTTTGATTTCTGCTTGTTTATTTTTCTAGTTTCTTTAGCTTTTTCCTTACCAGCTAATTTTCTAGCAGCTTTAGCTTTTGTTTTTATTAAATCGTGTTCTTCAATTTTAACACCTGTATCCCATGATCTCCAACCTAAAGCAAGAGCTAGTCTTTGCCACTGTGTATTCCTAGTATCTAAAGCTTCTGTTATAGAATTTACTTCGTCAACAGCTCTATCTAAGGGTAAGTTTAATGTTGCGGCGGATAAAGAACCTATCATGTTGTACGCAGGGCTTAACTGAAATTTACCATCTATCATAACATCAAAACCTCTTTCATTTATAACATCTTTCTCATATTGTAAAGTCTGTAATGCTGCATTTATTTTTCTAGCCTTAGAACCTATAGGTGGTGATATTTGAAGAGCAGCTAATATTATGTCTGCATTTTCCCTAGAGAATTGAGGTTTTTCTTGGTACTCAATAAATTCCCTTATGGTGTTTTTAATAGTAACAGCTACAGCTCCTGCTAAACCAGATCCACGAACAATTGAATCAACCATACCGTTAGATATTCTAGCTATTTTATTTTCTTCGCCTCTAATTTTCTTTTCGTCGTACTTTTCTTTTTCTTTATCTGTTTCAAAATCCTCGTCTTCGTCATCAAATCCTGGTACTAAAGCAAACAATGCATTTTGAAGTGCGTTAAATATAAAGTTTTGTATAGCACCGTAATATAATATTTTAGATATGTTTTGTTTTTTACTACCTCTTCCATTTATAAGATCTTGACCAGCTTTTTTAATTAACCTAGTATACTGCATAGGTGTATTTTGAAAAGCTAAAACTAATCTACCTAAAACACTGGACTGTTGACCTGATATAAGCATTGGATCTGCAGACTGTTGTGTCTCATCTGATATAGCACTAAAGTCTTCAAAAGCTTTTGCTTCTGCTTCATCTGCTTCAAAACCTTGCTTTTTATAAGTATTAATTCTATTTCTATAAAAAGTTGCACCACCTGTAGATATAGCTATACTATCTGCTATTTGTGTTGGTGTAAAACCTATTTTAAGTAAGTAAGATATAACACCTGTCATTCCACCTTTTCTAGATGCTTGAGCAATTTCAGCTTCTTGTATATCACCTTCTAATCCAGATCTTCTTTGTTTTAGTTTATCTGAGTTAAATAACTTTATAACATCTTTCCAATACTGAGGTTGATTTGCTAAAGCTAAAGCAGCTTGTGCTGGGTTGTTGTCTGACCAGTTAATAAAGTTAGCTGAAGACATTAGCTGTAATAACGCGGATCTTCTGTTGAAGAACATGATCGCGCCGACAGAATTGTTAACCCAATTATTCCAAGATTCTACTAACCTACCACCGCCACTTGTTTTGTTATTACCACTTTTCATTCTACGTATAGAATCTTCTAAAGCCTCTCTTACTCTAAATCCATATACCGCTTGTACTTTATTTAAGTTTTTTGGTGAAAATATTATATCTACATTTTCTATAAATTCGCTTAAGTATTCTTTTCTATTAACATCTCTACCAACTCTACTTAAATCACCTATTATAGTGCTAGCGTCCCAAAATTCATTTGGCTCTACAAAAGTATCTAATCTAGTTACTAGCTCAACTCCATCGGCAAACTGCACCATGGATTCATTTTTAGATACTAAGTTTACAATCTTTGCTTGATCTGTTTTACTTAAACCTGGTATAGTAAACCCAGCTCTGTCCCATAAAAATATTCTTACAGCTTCATCTGTCGTATACTTGGTGCCTTCAAATTTTTTTCTTAGTTTCTTTTTTATTTTTGGATACTTTTTTATTAAAGCTCTATAATCATTTGTTATCCTTTGCTTTGCTTGCTCTACAGCTCCAACGCCTCTCATGTAAGGTTTTATTAATGCTTTATCAAAAAATTCTTGATCAGCTTCACCTTGTTTACCTTTTCCAGCAAACGTATACATTGTTAAACCTCTAAAGTCATCAGCTGACGGTGGTATAAAGAAAGAAAAACGTTTTTGTTTTTGACCTCTTCTTCTAGCTAGTGCGTCTGAAAAAGTAGCTTTAGCATCAACACCTTTGTTTCTTTCTATCATAGAGTTAAACTCGTCACTAAGCTTTTCGCTAAACTTTATTCTAGCTTGCTGTACTTTAGACTTAACATCTAAAACACTTAACACGTCTTTAACCGCTTTGACATTACCTAAGTGATCGTCTGTAAAATAAAAATCATTATATCCTTCAGCAAATTTACCTAACATCCAATCTGCTTTAGCTTGAGGTCTACCATCGGCTAATCCAGTTATATTTTTTAAAGGTATGTTTAAACCTAAGCTTCCTAAAAATTCTTTAATAGGGCCAGCTGCGTCTTGTGGTCTAGCTGTTAGTACAAATATATCTTCAGAACCTCTAGCGTCTTGTATCTTTTTTGCTACATCGAACAATGGCCCTTTCTTACCATTCATAACTTTACTGAACTCAGAAAAATCCCATACAGCTCCTTCTGCTTCCATTCTACCAGCGTCTTTAGCAAACGTACCAGCATCTATTTTACCTTTTGTACCATCAGGCATAGTGTATAAGACATTGCTTTTAGTTTGAGCTAATGTATCGTCAAAATCAAATACTCTAGCTTTTTTAATTTTCTCAGAGTACTTAGGGCTTCTAGCGTTTCTCATAGCTTTGTCAGCTATGTTGTCTTTTTTAACTTGCGATTTAGCTTCTGGTTTAAATGTACCTCTAATATAAGGACTACCATCTGCGTTTATATTGTATTTATTTTGGAAGTTAACACCATCAATGCTTATTAATCCTTTTGGATCTATACCTCCGTCTACAGTAGCTACTAGCTCGCTAAAATATCTATCGTACCACTTATTGTTTAACAAGTTCCAACCTATTGGCATTTCACTACGAAGTCCAACAGCTATTAGTTTTTTGTCCATAGCCTTGTCTAGCGATATAAGCTTGTAATTGTCTATAACAAAATCATAAGCGCTTTCAAAAGCACTTTTAGATAAAGACACATCTAATAAATACAAATAAGCGGATGTAGCAGGCATAGCATGCTCGTATTCAAATCTGCTACCTGTAATTTTATTAGAGTAACCCACGAATTGAGCTCCAAGTTTATGCCAGTGTCCAGTGTCACTACCTGTTATTTTTAGATAATTACCTATTACTTTAGCATTTTCCTTGTTTGACTGTATAGCTTTATTAAATCTATACCACATAGCTTGATGGATTTTCCCCACCTTTTTATTAAAAGCAGCTATATCACCTGATTTAACTTTTGCTTTTATAATTTCTTTTGTCTTAAAAAGTGTGTCGTAACCAGATATTGAAAAATCACTAACACCTCTTACAGGTGCACCGTATTTTTGATTAGTGTCTGTAGCAAGTTTTTTCATTTGATCTACGTAGTACTCTTTGTAAAGAGATTTAGCAATATCAGTTGTACCCAAAACTTTCGACGTTGGTGTAAATACAGTTCCATAATTACCTTTTTTATTTGGTTTTCCAAACCAAAAATCTTTAGGCATCAAAGGCAGTAAATTCTTTTTAACTTCAGCTACATATTTATCTACGTCTTCTCTTGTTTTAAATTTAAAAGTACCATCTATACCATACGCTTTAAGCAATCCATCAACACCTCTTGTTTCTAACTTAAATACTGGGTTAGCTAGTATGCCTTTTACTTTTTCACTAAACTGAATATCAGATCTACCAGCGCCTATGTCTGCTTGTATTTGTTTAGGTGATCTAGAGGATCTTTGATTTAACTTAGAGGCTTTATCTCTAGCTATAGTGTTAGCTACTATAGAACCTTTAAGCTTAGCTATACCACTTAAAAAAGTACCTATGTTTCTATCATACCTATTTAGTTGACCCATAGGTGTTATACCCATATCTTCTTGCAACTTCTTTACAGTTTCGTTAGATATAGTTCCAGTAAATTCAGGTTTTAATCTTCTCACAAAAGGTTGACTGCTTAATCCAGATGATCTTTCACCTGTTTTGTCAGCGTAAAAATAATTTAATACTCTACCTTTTAAACCTATAGATCTACCTTGAACGTCTTTAGATACAGGAATTTTTTCTCCTTTAGTCCCAACCTCAGATTCTTTTGAAGTTACATTTGTAGGAGGTAATAGCTTTATAAACTTTCTAACCTCTTGATCGTTTCTAAAGTCGTCTTGTATTCTACCTGCTTCAGAATTTTCAGGTATACCGTTTATTATTTTTTTAGCGTAAGTTAAGTTTGCGTTTTTATCAAGCTTACCTTCTGATATGTTATAAATAGACGAAGCAATCTTAGTTCCAAATTTACTACTTATAGATTTAAAGTCAGCGTTAAAAGGAGCTATATCACTTTGAGATATATTAACTAGGTTTTCAAGTTTTTTAATATCTGGACTTACAATTTTAAACTTCCTAGGATCTATTTTAGATACTGTTTCTTTAGCTTCTCTAGCTTCTCTTTCTTCTAGCGTCTCGTTAGAATCTTGTGCAGCTATATCAAAGCCTACACCTATTCTAGTTTGTTTGAAATCTTTAGGTGCAAACTCTTGTTTGTAAAACTTGTTTGCTCGACCTGCTTTAAATACGTTAAATACGTATGTAGTAAAAGCTTGTTTATTACCATCTTTATCTACAGGTTTATAATTTTTTATAACGCTTTCAAATTCTGTAGCTACAAACTGAGATGCTTCATCAGCTAGTATATCACCTTTAGCAACATTGTAACCCATGGCATCTAAAGCTACTGATTGATATTGAGTAAAGAAGTCAAAATATTTATCACCTGTGTTAAATGAGCTAGGATCATTTTTATATTCAACAGCTAATTTGTTTACTGTAGATTTATCTGAAAACTTAGTATCTTTACCTTCAAATTCTTGTAAAGCTTTTTTGGTTTTTTTACTTACCTTACCAGCTCTAAATGCCGCGTTATTAGCAGCTAGATAGCTTAAAGCTTTTTCTGGAGTGTTAAGTTTATTAGGGTTAGTGTTGTTAAACACTCTAGTCATAAAACTATCTTCTTGTTCTATCTGTACTTCATCTTCATAAGCATACAGATACTCTTGCATATACTTAGTATATTCATCTCTGTACTTTTCACTATTCTCAAAAGTTAAGTTTTCGTCAGCATATAGATTGTCAAGCATGCTTCTAACGCTTTTATCTACAGCTTCTATAGCTTTATTATTTGTTTTAGCGGCTGCTGCGGCTAAGTTTTCAGCATATAGCTTTCTGTTCTCTGGTTTTATACGAGCATCATCAACTATGTGAGAAAATTCATGTAGTATAACTGTTCCAGCTTTAATTTGGCCTTTATCTAAATCTCTTTTTGCCTGATCTTTATCTTGTGTTATTATAGTGTTACCCATTACAGCACCATAAGTTTCACCATTATTGAATTTAGAAACAGCGTTTTTGTACTCTTCAGAATTAACATCTACACCTTGATTTTCAAGTGCTTCTTTTAGTTCTTCTTCTGTAGTATATTCTACAATTTTTACACTATTTATATCTGCAAATATATCACTAGCTTTAGCGCTTACGCCTTCTGCCACAGAAATAGCTCTTGATCTATCTAAAGCCATTTGATCTCCAAGCTCTCTATATCTAACTTCTTTTTGTTTATTGTTTAAAGGCTTATCGTTTATAGTTTCGTTTTCTACGATTTCTACAATCTCAGGATTTGCTTTTGCTGCTCTTTTACTTTCTCTGCTAACGCTCTCTCTTACGTGGTTTATAACAGCTACTATTTGGTCTTCAGTAGATTTGGATTTATAGTTATCTTTATTTACTTTTTTTAAATACTTATTGTTATTAGTCCATAGATCACCTAAGCTTTCTTTAGCTTTTTTAGTACTGGTTGGTTTTTCTTTTATATCTTTAATTTGACTGTCTAATACATTTAGCTGAGTTTCAAATACTTTAGCTTGCTCTTTGCTTAAAGACTCTTTATATGAGTTTACAACTTCAGCTTTATCAACGTCAGACATACCAGGCATAACACCTGCTTGTGATAAAAGTTGTGATTTTATCAACTCACTACCTATTAACCTTTTTATGTCACCAACATCACGACCAAGAATATCCACACCTAATCTATCAAGTTCTAATCCTTGCTCTTGAAGGTTTGAAGCCATGTCAGACAATAATAGCTTTTTCTGTTTATCATCTAATTTAGAATCTTGTATTAACGTACTAAGCTCGTTATTATTTATTCTAAGCTTGTTTATTTTTTGCTCAAACTTTTTAGTGGCATTGTAGTTTACCATACCAGAATAAGCAACACCTGGGCTTTGTGAAACACCTAATGTTATTATAGTAGACATAGCGGTATCGTCCCATGCACTAAGATCTAGTTCTCTATCAAGTATACCATATTCTGTTATAAACTGCTGACCACCATATATTAATTCTTCTTCAGCAAGCTCTCCAGCACCTCTCAGCAACAACGGCTTACCTATCAAACTTGCTACTTTTTGATAATTACCTGCGTATAAATTTTGAGCTATACTTGTTAAAGATGTTGGTGATTTAAAATCTTTTAAAAGTTTTATAGTGTTAGGAGCTGTACCTAAAAACCTAGTTACAGTACCCTCGATTATACCATTAGCTAATGAAGAGTTTACAATTTGAGCATCGCTTATCTCACTCATTGCTTTTGTTTTGTTTATATCTCTCATAGTTTTAGTATAAGTATATAAATCTATTATGCCACTCTCATAAGCGTTTAAAGCTATTTTAGCTTGCTTGTCAGCTGTTCCAACTATCTGTTGTTGTGTTTTTAGATCACGATAAGTTTGAGCTCCTGAAGACAAACCAAATAAACCACCAATAGCATTAGCTGTCATAGCAGAAGATAAACCAGCCGCTGAACCAACACCACCTGTAGCTATAGCTAAGGTAATATTAGCAGACTGCTGACCTAGTGTTCTAAAAAAGTAAGTACCAAAGTTACCGTCATCATAACTACCCATCTTTTCAAAATAGTCATTTTTAGCGTTTAATCTTTGCTGCGCTTCTACAGCCCATTCAGCGTTAACTAAGGTGGGTGCTGCTAACAGTATTCCAGCAAAAGCATCATTAACATCTTTAGCTAACAAACCACCTATACCGTACTCTTTCATTGAGTTTCTAAAAACATCAGCATCAGCGGGATTAGCTGCGTAAAATTCCGCAACTTCTCTCTGCATGTTTTCTAAAGTAGCTGAATAGTCTATTTGAAGATTAGCAAAGTCATTTTGTAGTTTGTACATTTCTGACTGAGCCTGTTTAAGTTTTTTACCTTCTTCAGAACTAAGATTTCTATCGTTAGAAACTGAAAATATAGCCTCACCGCTTGGAGTGTACTCTATACTAATCTCAGTTCCTTCTGGTGAGTTATTTGAAATTTCTTTAGCTTTTGCACTTAATATATCAACAAACTTTTTTTGTATATTAGGAAGTTCTTTAACTTGAGCTTTTATTCTTTCGTCAAACTTTTTTTTCTCAATTTTAGCAACACCTTGACCTAATCTAATTAAGTTTTGATCACCAGAGTTAGCCATTATTTTTTCTGCTATAGTAGAAGATCTGTCAAGTAATTCTTGGTTTTTTACTTCCTTAATACCAGCAATATACATTTTTTTAATAAAATCCTCACCTCCAGCTTCCTCTATTTTATCTACAATGTTTTCAGGTAAACCACGCCAGTTTCTCATTCTGATAATATCGTCATCTATTTTACCTGGTACTTTAACCATTTTATCCAGCTTAGCATTATAAACCATTTCGCCTATAGCATTGCTTTCCATGTACTCTCTTATTTGGTCTTGCTCTTCCTCGCTAAAACCTTCTGGTAAAACCTGATTTACGTTTGCTATTATATCTTCTGCATACGTGTTTTTAAAATACTTTAAATCTAAAGATTTATTAGATTTTATTACTTTTTCTTCAGCTTCAACTTCTCTAGCTTTTGTCTCTAAGTAATTACTAGTTGCTTCGTAACTACTTTTCTTTATAGATTCATAACCTTCATCTCCTAGATCTTCTTTCATAAAAGATCTTAACTTATCGACATTTATTTTTTCTTGAACAACAACTCCATCTTTTAAAACATTATAAGAATAAGGTTGGTATGTTCCATCTTTTCTAGAACCACTTGATTGATTTATAGACACGCTATAACCTGTAGATTCTAAAGCTTTATTTATAGCTCTATCGTCTTTTGTTTCATCTAGCACATCAGCTAGTTGACCAACAGTGTTAACAATAAGCTCTTCGTCTGTTTGGCTGTTGTAAACTTGATCTAATTTTTTTAAAACATCTACAGCTTCATCTCTACCGTCTAAAGTAAAAGGCTGTAAATCTAATTCTATTGGTTTGTCTGTTCCTGGTAGTATTATGTTTAAAGCATTTCTAACACCTGTTTGCTCTATAAAAACACCTGGATAAGCATCCATTAAAAACTCCTGCACCTCTTCCTCTGTTTTATCTATAATAGACATAGGCTTGCTTATGTCCATATTAGAACCTTGATATGCTTTCTTTAACTTACTTCTTACATTAGAATATCTTTCATCAAGACGCATCTTACCTGCTCTAGTACCATTGTACTTGTCACCAAATATACCTCCCGGTTCAACTTTTTCGTATTCCGATAAAATATCTTCCAACTGAGATTCCAAAGCGAATGTCTCGTCTATCTCCGTTGCTACAGGTACATTCTCTCCTGCAACAACTACTGGCTTTCCCTCTTCAGGTCTTAACACTGTACCTGTTCCTACTGGTTCTTTTTCCTTTATCTTTAAATTAAAAGCACTTACGTATTCTTCTAAAGACATTTCTTCGTAATTAGCATTGTCTTGTACCTCAGCAAGTGTTAATTCACCTAAGACTGGGTGTATGTAAATAGGATCTATTGCCATTTTTTTTATTATATTTAATTAACGATAAAGTTTCTTAGCTTGTTCAAAAGTCTTACCTTCACCAGTTGGGTCTCCATCTTTATTTTCTATCATGAACAAGTCCGTTGATGGCTTGTAAATAAGTTTTCTACCACCTGTTCCATCGCCTAAAGTTCTTGCTACTTCAAAAAACTCTTTTGCTGCATCTTCACCTTCTGCAAACACGTCTTTATATAATTTAAGTCTTCTTTCGTTAGCATCTCCAGTAAATTCTTTTGAATTGTTGCTGTTATTCTTTGAAGGTTTAGAAACATCACTTTCTTCTATGTAAAAATATTGCTCCGTGCCTGGTTTAACATTGCTTACATCAACTCCAGCTTCTTTAAGTTCATCTATCTGCTCTTGCGTTATCATTCTCTTTTGAAGTTCTAATCCATTAACTTTTTGATTAACAAACTTTCCAGTTGCAGCATCTCTTTCTTGACCTAAGTTAAAATGAGTTAAAAAATCATCGTTAATATATCCAAGTATTTCTTGCTGAACATCCTCTTCTGAGAATTTTCCAGATTTGATTTGATCAGCATAATCTATACCAGCTCTACCTAAAGATTCTAAGTAGTTATAAGCATCTTGCTGATCTGTAGGATTTCCTTGCAGCATTCTTGTTATTGTACCTGCTTTAGCGTTAAATAAATTTTTCATAGAGCTTAATGCTCCTTCTATATTAACAAACTCCATAGACTTAACTTGGTCTAAGGTATCTCCTTTTGTTTTTGTTCCTGCTAATTTATGTTTATATTGCTTGTTTAATTGCCCGTTTTTTACTACATTAAACTCTTTAGCCTGCGCATTATAATCTATTTCAGGTATTATGTTTTGTCTAGCAATATTACCATCCCAACTACCGTCAGATAAGTTTCTGCTCCAATCAACATTTATATAACCGTCAACTACAGGGTATTTACTTTCATCACTATAAGAAGCCGCTTCTGGGGTTCCTGCTTTTATCTTAAACGAAAGTTTCATTATTGATTCAAGATCTCCTTTTGAGTTTTGTACTCTTTCAAAAGCTCTATTTGTAACTTCTACATTACTAGGCAGAGGCTTGTTGTATATACTAGAACCAACTAAATAGTTAGTATATTGTCCAGCCCCTGTACCAGATAAATAGTAACCTTTTGCACCACTAATTACTTTTTCAAAATCTTCTTTGTCAGCTAATGGTATTGCAGCTTCTTTAGAAAAGTTACTAAAAGTTCTTTGTTGGCTTGCTATAGCCTTTTGGTATTTTTTTCTTGTCTCTGAATCTAAGTCTAGATTTGAGTTAACCTCTGCAGCCATCTTTATAGTACCTATTCCATAGTCTTTTTTAAAACCCTTGTACTCATAAACACCTCCATACATCTCAAACTCAACTTGCTCTCTTGCTTGTTCTATAAAGCCTTTATCAGCGCCCTCATCTTCTAATTTTATAAAGTTAGCTTCTGATGCTTCTAGAGCTTTTTGCTCTGCAGATATATATGATTTTTGATATATTTCTTTTTTCTTTTGTACTATGTCAGCTTGTTTATTTCTAGCCTCTACCACTTGGTTAAAGCCAGACACTAAAGCTGCTGAAACTTGGCTAGACGCATCGGCCCAAGCTTTTGCACCGTATAAATCTTGTATTATTGTTGGATTAGTATATGCACTCATGTTTTGTACTTTTTATGGGTTAAACCAGGTTCCTTGCTGAGCACCACCAACAGCCGACGCCATACCAACTACTCCTGATACAGCACTACCCCATGCTTGAGCTTTTGCTTGGTTAGCGGAAGCTTGATTCGCCATGGCTTGCTGTTGTTGTCCAGCTGCTCTAGCTAAATCTGCGTTACTTCTGTTTTCCTCTGTTTGCATTACAAATTGTTCTCCAGCCGCCATTTGAGTTTGCATTCTCTGTCCTTCTGATATTTGTATACCTTGTATTCTTTGTGCTTCACTCATTTGAAGCATTTCCATTTTTTGTTGACCTTGCGCTCTTAATTTTTCATTAGCAACTTCTTGTTGTTCTATACTAGCTGATACTCCTTTTTTACTAGCTAAAGCTGCTTGTGCTAAAGCAGTTGCACCACCAGCGCTTGCACCTGTAGTTGCTAGTGTATCTAAAGAATTAGCTAAAGCCATATCAGCTTGTTCCATTTGTATTTCAGAGGCTTGAGTGGCAACAGACATACTAGCGAAAGGATTAGATACCATATCACTTAAATTAGAAGCTAAACTAGATAGATTACTATTACCTGCATAAGGATTTGTTATAGGAACTCTTTCAGCTTTTATTCTGTCTATTTCTCGTTGAGCTCTTGATGCTGCTCTACCGGCTCTTTTAGCGGCCTTGTCCGCTTGATTCGCTGACACAGCTCCACCTATAAGAGAAACTCCAGCTCCAATTGCTGCTATTGCTGCCATATTATTTTATTTTTTTAATTATTTCATGTGATGGATTTTCGTCCACCGTGTACCCTAATTTTTTGTGTTTATCTATTAGACTTTTGCTTCTACCTATACTAAGTATTAATTTAAAACCTCCATCATAAGCCCATTGCTCTAATGAATCTATTAACAGTAGTATAGCTTGCTCTCTGTCTTTTTTAATTCTATATTTTGGATTTGATATTATCCACTCCATCCAAGCTATTTTTGAATTTGTTGCATATAGAAAACCCGCTACTATAGGTTCACCTTCTTTTTCTATTATTATTCCACCTGTGCCATTTTCAGGTAACATTTCTTGTGACAAAGGTTCCCACTCAGGCCAAGACTTCCACCATTCTACGATAGTGTTATAGTCTTTTTCAATTAATCTTCTTGCTGTTAATTCCATTTAATTTCATTTAATAAGATGATTCAGAGTAGTTTGATGATAGCGCAAATAACTCATTTGTTCCAGAGCTAGTTGTGTTTGTAGCTCTTAATTTTACTGTTGCAAAGAATCCTTTAACTCCGGATATTGATCTACCGTATATAACCTCACCTCCAGTAGCAGCCGATGTATTTATTAAGTTTGCAAAATACTTATCTTCTTTTCTTTTAAATTCATTTCTAAATAAACTACTTTCCATGTTAGCTAGCGTTGTCGGTAAAGTGTATACCGCTATTGGATTTGCTGAATCTTCATTTGTAACAAAGCTTTCCATAGACCAATTAAAATTACCTTCGTAATTAACTGTTTTGAATGTTTTTATTAAAGAAGGATTTGTGTTTAATATACTAGTAACAGTTGAGTCATACTGAACTCCGTAAAAATTAGCTCTAGGTAAAACACCACCATTATTATCTCTATCAACATAATGCTTGTATAAAGAACCACTTTTAGTAGAAAAGAAACTGTTTTGTATGCTAAACATTTGTCTAGGTATATAGCTTAACGTACTTGTCCAGCCTTTTACTTGCTCGTCAAAAGTTACAGTTACCGGTAAGCCTGACGTAGAGGTTTGTAAAGACAAAACATAAGCTTTATTATATATATCGTAACCACCTACAGCTTTTCCAGCTTCTAATATACCAAACTGATCTCTAAAAAAGTCATACATACCATAGTTAGATATTTCAGTTATACCATCTCTAGACAGTCTAAGAACAGATCCTTGAGACGCGTCAGTGAAATATTTTCTGTAACCATAAACAGCAAAAGACTCTGGATTTTTTGCAATTCCAAATTCACCTGCATATGGTTGTATAGCTCCAATAACTACATTAGATGTAGTTTGAACTGGTAAACCTTCTTGAGTGTATATAGCGTCTTTATCTATTAAAGCTCTATTAACTTTTCTTTCTTGAAATATAGTTAAATTAGTATCTTCAGCGTATAGTTTTTGTATACTACCTTTTGATGGGTCTACAGTTCTAGTTATATCTTGACCAGATGGAAAAACATTTGTTTGATTTACACCTGTTCTAGAGTTTACAACGCCAGAATATATAATAGAGTTAGCTAAAAGTTGTTGGGTGTTTTCATCTGAAGCTAAAAAAGCTCTAGGAGCTAACCCGGTTTGTACGTTGTTATAGCCACCTCTAATTCTAGCTTCTTCAATATACCAATCATACTCAGTTCTAGAAGGCCCAGTCTGTCTGTTTATTTTTTTTAAAACGTATGTGTTATAATATTTTACTGGTATAGCTGTAGCCATATTTTTATTATTACTTGTTTTTTAAATTATTTAGGTTATGGTCCTACAAATCCACCTGATGGAACCACTGTTGGAAATACAGTTGGATCTGATGTACCAGTACCTCCTCTTAGATAAAACGGTGGGTCTGCCATTGGAACTTGAGTTAAATTTGTTCCTGGGTTTTGTATAGTTGGTGTTTGGCTAGAAGGAAGGTACGTAACTATAGCACCAGCATAACCAGTTGGAGTAACACCTGGCCAGTTTTCATTTCGTGTCATTTCTATTTTTAAGTTAACCGCTGCACTAGGTTGAAAATTGTATGTGCCTGTATTAGTTGTTGGTGTAGGATTTTTTTCACCTGGGCTAACTCCCTCTGTTATTTGAGTTGAAGTTCTAGAAAGACCTTGTAAAGTAGCGACTCTTTGAAAGGAACCAGTAAAACCTGTATTTTGGTTTAAACCAGTACTCGTTTGGTCAAAAACACCATATCCACCTACAGTGGTAGTACCGCTACCTAATGTGCCATCAGGGTATGTACCTCCGTTTTCAGTGATGGCTCTAACATTACAAAAACCAGGGTTTTGTTTACTAGAGGCAACCCATATACTTATATCGTTTGCTGTCCAGTTTTGAACTTGACCTTGCCATATAGGTAAATTGGTTGAGCTTGTAATAGTGTTTAGTGATATATCTGACTGAGTCCCTTCATATGCTGGACTTGGATTTCCTTGTGTGTAAGAAGCATATACTACTTGACCAGTATAGTTAGCTGCCCCAACAGTGTAGCTCATATAGGTATACGTAACAGCTCCAACATCGTCTGTAAGACTAAAATATAAAGAATAAGAACCTACTTGATGGTAGTTACCAGTAGTACTGTTACCTGAACATACAAATTGTCTATACTTAATAGGGCTTGAGCCCGGTGAAGCTGTTTGGTTAGCTTGATACACAATGCTTGCAAAATCACTTATATTTCCAGAAGTACCAGAGTTGCCAGGGTAAACGCCCCAATATGTTGTAGTTCCAGAATTATCTACATATCTAGCGCCTACAATATCCCAACCGTTGTTACTACTAAAAGTTGCAGAATCACCATTAGTTGGATACCCAATTCCTGATGTTATAGCGCTACCATTTAAACCTAATGGACTAAGACTACTTGCACCTGAATTTGGATACATACCGACTATTAGCCCTCCGGTATAAGGTATTGTAAAAGGAGGTAGAGTGTTAATTATAACAGGTGGATCGTTTTGCAATTGTAAAGTTACAGTTTCAAAAGTTTCAACACCACCTAAAGTCCATTTAAGATTAACTTCAAATTTACCTCTCCACGTAACATCATATAAGTTTGAGTTACTACCACCAGCAAAAAACCCGTTAGGATCATTAGGCCCTTGAGCTGTAGTTATGTTAAAACTACCATCACCAACAGCTACTAAACCAAATCTACTTATATAATCTATATTAGTATCTATAGCTTGTGTTGATGGGTTGTAAGAAAAAATATTTACAATAGAACATGAAGCAGATGTAACTATTTGACCTCCACTTGTTGGAAAAAAGTTACCAGTTATAGTACTACCTACGGCATCATTTTCAGAAAAAGAAACTGTTACGCTTGAAAAAGTAGATCCATTTATATCACCACTTTCATTTTGTATATCAACATTTAAATCAGATATAAGTTGTGCTGAAGAGGTTTCGTAAAATAACTCTAACTGTGATACAAAAGGAGATGTTTCATAAACAGCTAAACCTAAATTAGCCGGATAAGGATTACTACCTGTAGGTATGGTGTACAGTTGCTCATCTAAACCTACTGGTTTTCTAGTAGATATTTTAGCTACATAAGGCTTAGTGTTGAAGTTGTATATAGAATACGGGTTAACCTCACCTGGATCTGATGGGATAGGTGTTGTTTCATCTCCAGTTAAAAGAGGAAATACATCTTTTATTGTCCCAACTAAATCAACTGAGTCAGGTGAGAACGCGGGATCAAATTGTTTTGTTTGAGTTGAAAAATTATTTACAACTACTGGAACTATGTTTGTTACTCTAGGAAACATTGTTTCATCAGATGTAAATTGATCTTGTAGTGGACCAACATCCTGCAAGTTTCTAGGTACTTTGTTTATGTTGTCAGATATTAATGTTATAAAACCAGTCTCTCCCTCTTCTAATGTAGAGGCTTTAATTGGATAACCGTTTACTATACCAGGTAAATAAACATTGTAATAATCTTGCTGTTGTTGTTTTACCCCAAACTTGTAAGTATAAAAACCATTTACGTTTATATCGTAAGTAGCACGAGTCATATTTGACGACAAATCAGGTTCTGGTTGTTGAAGATCTGGTGTATTAGAAAACAAGTACTTAATGTCTATTTCTTCCTTAGTCTGTATTGTTATATCATATATAGGTGTTGAGCTAGAAGGTGTTACCGTTACTATATCAGTATAGTCTATGTATTGACCTGACATTTTTTTACCAACTGAAAAACATCTATTATAGTTTGTAGGAAAATTTTCAAACAAAAGCCCGGTACCATCAGAACGTACGCCAGCAGAACCTAACTTATATTGGTAGTATTTTTTAGGACCAAATAACAACTCCACTTTAACGTTGAACCCAGGGGTTATAGCACTACCAAAAACTACATTTACGTGAGCTAAACTAACACTTGCAGTATAATCAGAATTAAGTGTTTTTAATATCCAGCCATTACCTTCATTAACATACACGTTAAGAGTGTTAGCATTATTTTGAAAGTCAACGGCTTTAATAGAATAAGCAAAAAACGTTGTTGTTAGAGTTGTTGTGTTTGCGGTAAAGTATTGGTAACTTTCACTTTCAAAAAAAGGATATAAAGCACCAGTACCTGTCCCGCTTGTTCCATCTTCAATGTTTACAGCGTAATACTCTCCTTGAGCATAAGATCCTGGATAACCTGATGTTAAAGAATTTTCTGGTATTGGTTGAAGATAATTTACCGAAAGCGTATCACCAGGCCAGTTTATGATGTTACCATTAAACTGCAAAGTGTTATAATCAGAGAAAACGTTAGAGCCTGGTTGAGGATCGCCGTTGACATCAAGTAGTCCATCATAGTTAGACAAAACAATATCTGTTTGTCTACCAAACTTATCCGCTAAAACTATACCAACTTGATAATTTCTATTTTGCTTTAACGAATGCTGTGGATACTCTATAAATTGTTGAGTAGATTTATCAGCAACAGAAGCATAATAGTCTAAACCTAACGGTGCAGTATAGCTTTCTACATAATTAGAATATAGTATTCTATTACCACTAGACTCTTGCGCTAAAGCTCTAACAGGCACTTTGTCAAAAACTCTAGTGGTTTCAGACTGCGGCATTGTTTTTATAGGTTGCTTTGACTGGTAGTTATATTGATATATATTAGTGTAATTTAAATTACTTATAAAAGCAGCATCAACATCTACTTTCTCTAATATTTGATAAGCCTGCTTATCTGACTCTTTATATATTATCTCTATAGCTTTTACCTTATAGTTATTTATTATGTCTATACAGGGAAGTTGAATATTTAACACAGCATTGTTGATACTGTTTTGCATAAACTCAACTACAGTAGTAATAAAAGCTTGTGTTTCATCATCATTAATAAATTTACCTTGATGTTCAGGAATAAAAACATCTTGACTAAAAGGAGCTACTACTGAGTATTCGTTGTCATCAAACTTGAACCTGTAGCTAAATCTAACAAATTTGTCTTTTAACAATTCCGGATCTCCATTCCAACCGTTGTAACCTGCTTGTTTTATAACTCTTACAGACATTCCATAAGAAGCTGGACTTGTTAAGTTTGTTACTGGCAGAGCATTAGTGTTGCTCCAATTAACGTAAAGATTATTTGTAGTAATAGCATCACTTGTCCAATATCTAGCTCTTGTGGTTAACTCTCTAAAGTCATTACTAATAGATGCACCTTGTCTCCAGCCACCAGGCTTGACGTTCATTCCGTTAGCATTTGTGTTTGCTTGAGGTGGATTGTCCCAAAGCGTTGTGCTTTTGAAAAGATTAGAAGTAGCTCCACCAGCGGCTATAATACCATTCCATTGTGCAGTTGTTGGTATTGTAAACCCTATAGGCGCTAGACCTCTAGAATCCATTACAGCGTATTTGTTGTATAAAACACCATATGTTACTTCATTTCCTATATACTCATCATAATAACAAAAAGCACCGTACTCTCCAGTGTCAGCATCTTGCCATGAAGCTAAAGTCTGTGCTTCAACTATTGGATCTCCGTTTCTATATCTAGTCACAGCTAGGTTAGAGTCGCTAACCTCAAAAATACCTACCGGTACAGTGTCTGGGTCAGCAGCGTTTGTCATTGTAGAAGGATAGGTATCTGTTTCTGGTGTATAATTATTTATAAGAGGTGCTCTTAAGTTTAAATACTCAGGCGGAAATATTGGTGCAAACTTAGCTACAGAAATTTGATCTTCATTAAAGTAGTAAGTAGAAGGTTGCTCTATATTTATTTTTCTAGGTTGATTTCTATTGTCTGTCCAAAACAATAAGTTTTCAACTAAATTAACACCAAGCACTGGGTTTAATGTTGAAAAGTTTAACCAATATCCTTCAACTTTTACGTTTGTAGTACTAAGTATAGAATTGTATACTAATATCTGACACAGGGCTGTACTTGGCGCTAATCCAACACCACTCCAGTCTGTTTTAAAATAGTACACAAGAGAGTTAGCATCATCTACAAAATAACCTATTATTTCACCAGCATCATCATGTTCTTCAGATGTAACTTTGATATTACCTAATATAGACTCTAAAGCACCTACATCGCTTGCTTCTGATCTAGAAACAGCTATATTTAAAGCGTCTCTGTATTCGTTATTTGGGATAAGTCTCTCGTCTAAATCTTTATTCATTTTAGACCTAATGAAACTATTCTTAGCTTCTGCCATGTATTATGATTTTATCCATTTAGATTTACCTCGCATCACTTGAACTATCTCGTCAAGTTTTATATTAGATAATCTTATTTTAGCATTTCTTAATTTAGAACTTTTTTCTCTTCTTAATCTTTGAACTATGTATTCAGGTTGGTTTATTCTAGTGGATATAAGAGCATGTAGTATATAAGCATACATTGCGTCTTCAGCCATTTTAGGTATTCTACTATCTAAATCAAAAGCTAGTCCATCTGAGATATACTCTAGCACTATTATTTTACCAACTAAATTGCTTGAAAAAGAAATTTTACCTTCTCTTTCATTCATGTTAAACCACCCGTTCATTTGAGAATATTGAGGATCCATTCCGTACATTCTTCCGTAACCAGATCCAATATTACTACCTAAGTCACCCCAATTGTAAGCCCACATATCGTTTGTAAACTCATTAGTAAAATTACCATCAATAAAATCAGTGTTAGCATTGTGCCATCTTTCTTGTGTTATAGATGTTCCCTCTATGTCATTACCCCATTGATCCTGAGTTGGTATACCTGCTGAGTCTTGAGCTTGAGTGTAATAAGGACTAGTTGTTAAGTTGTTAGCTGGGTATATAGGCCTTTTAACACCTAACTCATCTATCCAAGACATGCTTACGTAATTAACATAATCTTGAGGTAATATTAATGTAAGTTCATTTGGTATAGTTAGTTCAGCTTTTTTTATACTTTTTAAAGTATCATAACTAAACTCCTGCATTGCTCTTTTAGTGTGGAATATTACATCTGTTCTTTTAGCGTTTGGTATTAATTTACCTTGCCCTATGTACCCTACTAAAAAATTACTAACAATATCATTTAGTTTAATGTATTGATATCCTCCATAATTATCTTCTACTGTTTGTCCATATGCTTTTTCAGACTCCGTGTTAGCGTACTTACCACCACTCAGTGTTGTTAACTGAACAACTATAAAAGCATTAGCTAAAGGAGATGCTGTTAAAGATATAGTCTTACCATCAGTAACTACTATCTCTGTAACCCATTGACTCCAAGTGCCAGCTAAACCACTTTGACTTGTGTAAACTTTAAAATTGTTTAGACCATAATCGGGATCACTAGGATTCCAACTAGTAGAGCTTCCTAATATTAAGTCTGTATCAAAGTCTGTTGTAAATTTTTGATTAGGTGCTAATGATCCAGCTCTAAAGTCTTGTGTTCCTTGATAATACTGTTGAGAATTTTCAGTTATTGATCCGTTATTAGTAGGTTGTATAGCCATTATATATTAGTTTCTTTCGTTTTGTGCTTCTTGAGCGATTTCACTAGCAGCGGCTTGAACGATACTTGGGTCTTTTATTACAACTCCAGCATAAAGCAAAATTTGCAAAACAACGTTTGTTTGTTCTGTAATATCTAATTGAAAATCAACTGAAGTAGAAGGATCCCATATGTATGTGTAATCAGGCGCTGATGATGTAAAGTTCCAAACAACATCCGCTGGTTTTTTAACGTAAGTAGCTTGTACGTTAGAGTTTATTGATTGAGGATATATAGTTATCTTATTGTCCTCGTATAGGTAAACTGGAAAGTAACTTGAAGGTTTAGTTATTGTAGATAAATTTAATTGAGCTAACTCATTTCTTTGAACAACTTCAACCTCTTTGTCATCATTATAAATAACAGTACCTAATTTGTAAAAATCTAAAGGATATAATGTTATAACTATATTTACACCCACAGCTAAAGCTCCTGCTGTTAAATTGAAGTTACCACCTGTTATGTTGTAGTTAGTATATACAACACCGTTAACAGTCACAACCACTTGGCTTTGTTCAACTTGAGCCTGAGTTATAGTTGTTAAGGGGTATGATATATTGTTTAATATTCCTGTTAAGTTTTGAGTTCCAGTAGCTGCTCCTGAAGATGTTGGAGTTGTAAAGAAACCTGGCTGTGTAGTAGTTGGCGCTGTGTACGCGCAAGTGCCTATGGTTTTAAAAACGTCAAGTTTTTCTTGCACACTTTTATATCTGTTACCGTATTCACTTTCGTTTTGCGGCACTCGTAGTTGTTGGTTTATAGTTTCAAAATAAGTATCAACTATATCAAGTTGTACTTGAGTAGCTAGCTTGTTAAATTCATTAGGTGTAAGATAACCTCTTTGCTCCTTATTTATTATCAACAAGACTGTTTTATAAACTTGATCTACGTTTATTGCCATTTTAATTTGTTTATTATAATATAGGCCCGAGTGAACGAGCCCTATATTAGTATTACATGTTATTTAAACTTTTTCTCGATAGACTTGTATATTTCTACTCCTTCATCAGTCTTCAAGAAAGCAGCAAATGCTGCGTATGGATTTTCATCAAATGGTACAGTCATTAATTTTCTACCATTACTAGCCCAAGTAAACACGCGTTGATCTTGTGATAACTTTATTATTCTAGCTTCTGTGGCTTTTATACCAAAATTTCTTAATTGTACATTTTCATCGTTCGCCAACTCCATAAATAATTGTGGATTAGATTTAGCAAACATTAGTAAATCTCTTTTTATTTCTTTAGAACTTAGCTTGTTTATGCTAGTTCCTATTTCAACTCTCAACACAGCTTCAGCCTGATCTATATCCATATCTCTAGCTGCTAAAAGTGCTTGTATTTCCCACTCCATCCACTGTAGTTCATTAACAGCGTTTTCTTGTGGTTTTAATTCTTTAAACCTATGACCTGATAAAGGGTGGTATAAAGATAATAGTTTTTGTAAGTTTTGTTTTTCCTTTGGAACAGCTAAAACACCGTCTCTAAAAGTTATATGACCCATTGTTGATTCTCCTTTGTGCTCATCTACAAATACAGAAGCTTGGTTTGTAGCGTACTTAAGTTCTCTTTGAGATCCTCTTGATTCGTCAAACCACAATAATGGATGTTTTTTTGTATGCTTACTAGGTATTGTATAAGTCAATGGTGACTCGTTACCTGTTAGATAGTAATTTCTATCTTTTATTTCCCACTCAGTAGGTTTAGTTTGTTTCTTTGTTGACATAATATAATATAATTAAATAATTTATAAGGGTAATTGTTACCCCCGTAGTTACAACGAGGGTAAGAATTACATTTGTTGAATCTTAGATTCCTTTGAACAATACGAAATTGTTCGCAGCTTGAGTTACTAAACATCTTTCTGATAAGAAGTTTACTTCCATTGCATCTAAAGATGAAGTAAAAGCACCTCCTACAGAACCAGTTAACCAAGACTTCATACGTCTGTCGTCAGCTTGTGAAGCTCTATAACGCACGTGTAAGAATGGTCTTCTAATGTTTGTTCCTAAGATTTGATCATATACCGTAGAAGTTCCAGCTGGTACTAATACACCTTCAATAGATGCAGGTCCAGCAATAGCTCCACGAGTAGAAGCATCGTTTAAGTATTTCCAGTCAGTTTTGTAGAAGTCATAAGAACCTCTTCTGAAACCAGAGAAACCTAAATTTAATGCCATTTCCTCAGAATTTTCAAATAATCCAAAAGCAGTACCTCCAGCAAATCCACCTGAGATAGAAGCAAGCATATCATCAAAATCAAGAGCAGTAGCTCTGTTTAAGAATAACATGTTTTCTTCAATAGCTCCTTGAGTATCTAAGTTTTTAAGTATTGCATCAAAAGCATCTAATCCAGCAGCAGCTGTAAATCCAGTTTGTACATTACCTCTCTGACTGATAGCAGAGAATAAACCTTGAGAACCACCACTTTGATTTGTCAATGCAGCAGGTCCACCAGCACTTAATTCTCCTTCAACCATTGCCATTTCTAAGTAATCTTCAAAACGTAAACGAGTTTCAGATTCAGCTTTTAAATACCATAGGTATCCTCCAGTTCCATCTTCAGTAGCAACTTCTACCCAACCGATCTGAGCAGTGTCAGAACCATTGATAGTATAAGTACTTCTAATAATTATTGGAGAGTTTGAGAATTGAGTAAAGCTAGGATCTACAGTAACCATAGGGTTAGCATTAGCAGCGTAAGTATTTGCTCCTACAGCTGCGTTTGCAGTTGAAGTTCCTTTCTGAAAATCAGAACCGTAAACAAATATCTTTTTTCCAGCACCATCAGCAATACCAGCAGCAGCTAAATTAGCAAAACCATAAGGCTCTACAACTAACTGTCCTGGATTACCTCCTCCACCTGCTAAGCGAGTGTCAGAAGTTCTAACGAAACATTTTGCTTCACCACCGAATTGATCCATTACAACTATTGTTGCACCTGGAGAAATTACGTTAACGATTGGCACAGCAGCACCTGCAGCTGTAACAGGAATTGTAATTGTTCCTGCTCCAGAAGCTGACGTACAGTCATTGTAAGCAATGTGTAATCTATTTTGTTCAGACCAAATTACTTGATCAGATGTCATTGGCATTTCAGCGCCAACCATTCTTAAAAATCCTGATAACGTTCTGTTACCATATCTTTCTACCTCTGCTTCGTAAAGCTCTGGTAGGTATTGTTGTGAGAAATCGTTTTGTCCACCTGTAAAATTTAGGTAGTTGTTTGCCAACGTTTGTTGTTGTTGACTAGGTACGATTGAACCAAATTGCGGAGCAATTGCCATAATTTTAATTTTTAATTAGTTAAACTTTTTAGTTTTAATTTTTAGTTTTGACGAGTCTAACCCACTAATTGCTTTAACTTTTAATCCGTTTATAAATACATTTCCGTCGGCAACTCGCCTAGGTTCGTCTTTAGATGGATTTTTAGATCCACTGATTATGCTTTTCACACCATCAGCTTTTCCTTGTTCGTAAAAATGATTAGCAAGTTTATCTGCGTTCATAGCAGCATACATCGCTTTATGGTAACCTGCAGCGTCTGTCATTAATCCTTCTTCGTTTGTATATTTACCTACAAAGTTTTGTACATCAGCTTGTAGTTCACCTACTTTAACCGGATCTTTAATTCCATATCTAAATCTTTTTTCACCAAGATTAAATTCAAAACCTTTGAATTCACTGTTGAATAGTTTTTTAGTTCTGTCTCTAAAATCACCGTGCACTTGTGTAGCAACTTCTTGTTGCTGCTTATATTGGTCGTAAAAGCTAATAGCTTCTTGTTGTTCTTGAGTAACGCCCGGTCTCAACTTGATCTCGTCGTAGTATTTGCTCTTAGAATTCTCAAGAAATTGTTTTGCGTTTGCAACCTCTTCCTTAAACGCAAGTTTTTTCTTACGTATTTCTCTTGGCTCATCTACATCTTCATCAAAATCAAAATTATCTTCCATTAAAAAGCTAATTTCTTCTTGATCTAAATGTGGTTTTGCCTTTGTGTAATATTCTCTTAAAACATCTTTAGAGTTGTAAGAACTGTAGTCTTTGTTTAAAGCTACGTAGTCTTGTACAGTTCCACCAGTTTCTTCCATGAAAGATACTAGCTTTTCAATGTTTTCTGGTAAAGGTTTGCCTAAGATTTTTTCATCTCTTTTTGCTTCTTTAACTTCTTGAGCTATTTCCTTTACTTCCTCATTTGTTATTTCTTGGATGGGGGTAACTTCTTCAACAACCTTTTCGGGCTTTGATACTTGTTCGTCCACTCCAGAGCTATCTCTGGCTTGTTCGCCCACATCCATCTTCTTTGTTTCTCCGATTTGAATGGCATTTTCTTCTTTTTTTAAAGCTTCAGTAGGTACTTCTACTTTTATAACTTCTGGAGTTATATCACCTGTTGCTTCTGGTTTTGTTAAGTCAACCTTAGTTATTTCTTCTTTAGATTGTAAACTTAGATTTTTAGGTTTTCTTTTTTTAACTTTAAACTCGCCTTCTTGCTTTACGGGTTCTTGTGGTTTTGTTTCTTCTGACATGATAAAATATTATATAATTATTAAATAGTTAACTAGGCGGCATTATATTTTGTAAACCAAACGTGCCTAGTTGTGATGAATCTCCACTTTCAAAATCTACTGGAGCTGAATCATTTTGTCGTTGATTTATTAATTGACTTTGTTGAGTTCCTTGTAATCTAACTCTTTTATCTTTTCTATCTTCTATTTTGTTTTCTTTTTCAGACTCTACACCCATTTTAATTTGAGCTAATTGTTTTTGATATTCAAACTCTTGAGCCATTAACTGTTGTTTTACAGTCATTTCTGTTTGCATTCTCTGAATTTCAAACTGAGACTTAGCTTGTTCAACTTGAACTTTTGATTCTGTCATAGCTTGGTTTTTTTGAACCTCAGCCATAGCAGCAGCCTCTGTAGTTTTAGCGTTTGCTTGTGCTTGTGCTTGAATCATTTGTTGTTGTTGCGCTTGCTCTCTTGCTATTTTCTTTTTTCTTTTTTGCTTTAACAACTGATTAGCTAACTTAAGGTTTTTTATCTGCCTTATGTCTATAGCGTCTTCTAGATCAATACCTCCGCTTTGTAAAGCTATCTGTATATTTTGCTCTAACTGAGCTTGAGCTTCATCATCAGGTTCTAATTCTAAAAATATACCAAAATCATGCAAATTAAGCGTTGCAATCTCTGCTAATGTACTGGTGTTGAATAGAGAAATACTTTCTATTAAAGCATTTTTAGTTAAAGGAAAAGAAAGCACATCAACCATTTTTAAAGAAATGTTTTCGCATATTCTAAGAGCAAGAAACAAACTAGCTTGATTAACATGTTTGGTTGCTATATTAGATTGATTAGCGGCCATCTTTGCTATGCCTACTAAAGCGTCTTTATCTTGCATGCTACCATCTCTAGCTTCGTTTAGACCCGTTACATCTCTTATCATTTGTAGATAATAGTTATAAGTCATTATTAAGCTTTGTAGTTTAGCACTTCCGGCTGATGATTGCAATTCTTGAATAGGTACTTTACCTCTATTTAGTTCACCATCTTGAGTCAAAGATCTACCAACAATAGAACCAGTTTGAAAATACATGTTTAATGCTTCTGCTGGATTATAGTTTGTACCGTTACCTAAATCAACTTCAGCTAATCCGTCCATATCTAAAAACACACCGTCTGGCACCATTCTAGATAAAACCTGCTGCATTTTCAAATGTGTTATCTGAATCATATCAGCAAAACCTGTTATCTTACTTACTATAGACTCTATTCTACCTTTGTACATTCTAGGTGCACATATCGCGTAGTTCATTTCAACCTTAGTGCTGTCAGAGTTAGGTCTAGTCATATTTTCAGCAAGTTCCCATTTTAGCATTATATCTGTGCCAAGAACTTTTACGCCTGAATATAGAACCTCTATAGTTCTAGAAACTCTGTTATATGTATCAGCAGGAGGTGGATTAAATTCATCTGTTTTTTGAATAACTTTTTCTAAACCATTTTCTGTGTTCTTTAATTTAAACACTTGGTTCATGTATGTCTTATATTCAAAATACATAACTTGAACTGTGTTACTATCATAGTTACCCCAACCTGTTATATACTGCCTATTACCTGGCATTTCTTGAATTCTTTGAAGCTCTTTTTCTGGTATATTAGGAAATTGTTTCTTTAATTCGGGTATTGTAATAGACTTAACCTCACCAACGTAGTAAACGTCTTCAAAGTTAGGATCTTCTGTGTAAGAATATATTAAGTTAGCTGGATCAACATAATCAACAACTATACCGTTTGTTTTATTAAAGCTTGTTTTAGCACAAGCAATACCACAAACAACTAGATCTTCGTTTATTCTTCTTTTTGTTAACGGCCATCTATTGCTAGCCAACGTAGTTGTTATAGCTTCTTCTTCAGCTATTTCAACGGACTGCTTATATGAAAGCTGCATATGCAACTCTAATTCCTCATTACTTTGAGGTAGTTGATCATCTGGTATTTTTGACTGCTTAGCGTCTATACCTAAAGCTTGCTTTGCTTGTTGCATTAGCTCTTTAGCATACATATCTTCAGCTATAGCTTCAGCATATTTTGTTCTTTTCTTTACAGATTCTGGATCTTGAGAGTAAGCTTTAATTTCAAACTGCTTATTTGATATACCGTTTACAACTATATTCACAAACTTTGATATAACAGGAACTGGTTTCCAGTCTAAATTTAAATAAGACAAGTCGCCGTTTATAGATAACTCATCTTTGTATTTTTGAACAGATTGTTCTCCTCTAGCATACAGTCTTAGATTATGAAAATTATTCCAACTAGTAAGGTATCTATTACCGTTTGTTCTACCTTGATTAAACCACTCAGTTTCAATAGCAGAAGCTACTTGAGAGCCGTACTCTCTTGAAGCTTTTTCAGCGTCTGGTACTACCTGACTAGGAAAAGCGCTATTTGAATTAGTATATATTTTCATTTATTCAATTATTTTTGACAATGTACCTTTGTTATTATATCTTTTAAAACCTAAATTATAAGAAGGTCTTTTAAATGTTGGATTTGGTTTATACTTATTTTTATTGCAAGCCATGATTGCTAAACCTGAACTTATAGATGCATCATGAGATGTTCTATTGTTTATATTGAATTTAGCCCAATCCTCAAGAGTTCTTTGAAAATAAACATCACCATAATTACCATCATCTTTTAAACCAACGTGGTGTTCTATGTAAGATTCTATAGCAGCTGCGTGAGCTTGCTTTATATCTTCACTAGAGTTTGGTATTCCACCTATCTCTCTTTCTGTGGTTGATAGTTTACTGTATTTTTTATCTGGTCTATTTATAGAGTAACCTCTATAACCTCTACGTTTAAAATAATACAATAACCTAGGTTTGTTATTTTCAGCGAGTATTGGCATACCATAAAAAACACAAGCCATCAATACATCTTCAAAAAATATTTCAGCTGTTTGAGGTCTAGATATATATTCTAGAAAAAAATGATTTGATGGAACGTTGTCCATATTAAACTTAGTCAAACCATGTAAAGCTCCATTTGATCCTCTTCTGTCTACAGTTCCAGATATATCATAACTATCACAACCAAAAGCTCCCATGTAATCATTACCAGGCCATTTAAGTCCATTTTTCTTTATAACACTATTTTGCATCTCAACAGATGGTATCCAGGATACAAAAAATCTACCCTGCTTGCTAGGCATAAATATAACTTTAGTATCTTTTACACCGTTAACCCATTGAAAATTACCTTGTGTTATTATTCCGCTGTTTTTTAAATCAGCATTCCAATCTACTTGTTGGTATATTTTAGTAAGATTAAATAAAGACGATTTAGCTTCGTCTCTAAACGCGTGTTCTTCTGTTCTTGGAAACTGACGGTAAAATTCGTTTAAACCATCTTGGTCTTCTTTTAAACCATTTACTTCGTTTTGCCAGTACTCAATTACACCTAATTTTATATCATAACCATGAGGATCTTTTACTGCTTTTTTAGGCGTGTCGAAGACAGGTATGCCATAAGAATCAATGTATCCTTCGTAGTTCCATTCCATAGGTATGAACAAAGAATATAATCCCGAGCTAGTTTGCCCATTGGCGTTTCTTTTTGTAACGTCTGAAGCATTGTATAAGTTTTTAAAATTATCCCCTCCTTTATCTAAAGCGTTTGATGTACTTCCCATCATACACTTTCCTATAACTTTACTACCTAATCTTAATGTTGTTTTTGTAACCCTCCAGTTGTTGAGGATGTTGTTCGGCCTTTCCCACTTCCCCGATTCATCGTGGACG